AAATATACTTCTTTATTTGGCTCTATCATTTTGACTTCATATCTTTGAAGCCATTGTTTCAATAAATTAAGTTGTTGTAAAGCATTCGGCTTATATTCTTCAATGTTTAAATTCCTTACTACTTTAATATCTCCTTCACCTTTTTGAGCAAGGAAATGTATCTCTTCAGCCTTTAGCAAATCCGCTTTACTTCTGATTAAGTACAAAACTTTACCTAAGATCTCAGGATCACGATTATTGCCATCAGTTCTGCTGGCATCATCGTATTGTGTGTCATTAACATAAAATGACACATCATAAGTCAGAGGACTTTCATCTTTTAGCCTAAAATGAAGCTTTACTAAGTTGCCAAGAGATGTACGAAATTGATACTCAATAACAGGCGTAGCACGCATAGTGCCAGCATTTTTTATGATGTTGCGTCTCTTGGCCGTTGTTTTGATCGGCTCAACTATTTCATTAAATGATAAACGAATAAAATCAGAAAATCTAAGCATAAAGTATTTATTGCTTAGAGACTTAAATTGTTAATTTGCAAGTTTTTTACTTTTTAAGAAGCTTCAAATCAGCAATTTCTTTTTTCAACGCTTCATTTTCTGCTTGTAACTTCATAATATCTCGATCCATCAAACTTACTCCATGAATAATTCGACGAACAAACTTCTTGTCATTGTCGTAAAAGTTTGTTGCTAACCGTTGCAATTCACTCAAATCTGCTTTACTGATCATTTTTATCTCCTAATTTGTTGATGTTTGAGGCCGCTTGATTCAACCGGTTGCGAACATCGATTTCTTCAGTAGCAGCAATTTCAAGAAGATAATTGATCACATCTTCTTTTCTAATGTAAATAGAGTCGTTCTTCTTCAAGAATCTAAATTGTATTTGTTCAGTCATTTATCTTTACCACATGCAATCCATTCCAATTAAAATCCGCTGCTGGCGGATCATACCCTTCAAGTGTAACAGAATGATAAGTTCGAAGATACCCCTTTAATTCTTTATGAAAATCTTTTGGAGATACTTTCGAGGGCTTTGCAGAAAATGGGTGATATTCCTCAAGATATTCACACCATGAATTGTAATCAATGTTTTCAGGCAACTGAATCGCATTTACCCATTGCTCAATGTAATCAAGTCTCGCTCTCCATTTGGTATTCTGCTCTTCTTCTTTTTCTTGTTTAAAAGCATTGGCGGCTTCTTCTGTGGGAAAGCTGGCAATGTATCTTACGTCTTCCACGTAATCGTAATTCTGATCTACTTGTACAACTATAAAGTTCATGTTACTTTCTTGAAGTTTTGCTTTTTTGTAGATGATTTGTTTGCCCCCTAAGCTTACTGGCTCGCTGTGGAGCAGTTGTCGTTTTTGAAAGATTGATACTCTTCAAAAATAGCTTTTATCTTTTCGTCTTCCCATGCAAAAATTTTGGTATAGCCAGCTTCTAAAGCCCATTTTTTTTCTAGAGCCTCTTCGGTCGGTGTTCCATCGTCATTCTTATATGGTGCTAATAGTTTTTTGATCTCTGATTGTGTAAAAGGTCTTGACATTACATCTGGACTACAGAGTTGTTTTTGACTAAAATAAGAACCACGAATGTCTTGAGTGGAAACCAAAAACCTATTTTCATCATTTTCTAAATCATAAACGAAATCTGAACTCCAGATGTAATATGATTTTAAATTTGCGAATAATTTTGCATAACCCTGTTCAAATGCATAGTGAAACGGGATACGTGCATTAAAAGGAGGTGTGCGATCAAACAGTTTTCTTTGTTCCATAAATTTGTAAAATTTGCCTCTTTCATGTGAGCGTCCCACAAGAATGCCGAGTTTGTCAAGAACATTTGCGATTGATGGAGGAAATATCATTTCATTTTTTCTTAATACAGATGAAGTCAGATACCGTTCTAGTAATTTATAGCAAAAACAAACTTACAAAACAATAAAATTACTTAAAAGTTATAAAATTTCAACCTCAAAAAGCTATTGTTTGATGTTGAATAATTAAAATTAGAAGGTGTTGAAGCATCAAGATTGATGATATCGTTGATTTGAACCCTTTGCCCGACACACCTTGCATCTCGTGGCATAACCGTCTCGCCGAGACTTATCAGTGCCGAATTCATCGAATGATTTGATTTCTTTGCAGGCGGAACATTGTTTCTTGTTTTCGTTAGCGTAAGGGTTTTCTTTAATTAAATGTAGTTTAGGCTTGGAGCCTGATATGTGTCCTCCTTCACGCTCGCAGATATATCGTCCATTTCTGTCTATATTTTTGTCATATGTCAAACGGAGTGGTTGATGGTTCTGTTTACAGAAATCACACCATACTGTGACAGTGTTTTTAGCAACTACATTGTCATAATGCTTCTTAGCTTTCTTTTTGTTGTTTTGTTTTTGTTTTTCAAGCCAATAAATATTACCAGTAGTTTCTGCAATAAATTTTTTTGCCCATTGAATAATAGCATGGTCATTTTTTAATCCAGAATTTCTCTCAGACCATACAGAAAACTTTATTCCTTTAGAAGCAGCAAATTTTGCAGTTTCGTCGATTTGCTTTTTAACGTCTGCCTCTTTTTGAAATCTTTTATCTGGCTTAACTTCTAATATCTCGACAGTTCCATCTGTATAAACAACATAAATGTCTGGATTTCTACTTTTGTTGTTGCTATCAATAAATGTTTCGGCTCGCCTAAAAGAAGCAACATTCAAATCATTTTCTAAAAGGTATAGACATCTTAATTCATAAGAAGAGCTATAATAAATTTCACTTTGGCATTTTTCAGATGTAAAATAGCCCCTAATATGAGAGTGTTTAAACACTCCTAGTCTATTTTGTTCAGCACAATTTGCTGACAATTTCTGTATCCAAGTCTTAGCATTTTGATTTAGATGATAGACCCATCTTTTTTTGCCTTTATCCCATAACTTTTTTAAACCACGCACATTTGCCCAGTCAAATTCTGTCATTCCTTCGGGGCACTTAGAAGAAGATTTTTTTTGGCTTTGCTTGCTTAATCTATGGTGTGGGTTATTAGAATCAACATAGCAATAGTCTGATTTGTGGTTCTTTTCTAAGAAAAATCCCATGATTTTATAAACTTGACCATCCGTTATACGATTGTCACTGAAACTTATTATTTCATCGTACTTTCTGGATTTTGCCCATTCAATACATCTGGAGAATAACTTTGTTGCTCCACCTTGAACATGAACTCCATTAGCTATGCAGAATCTATCTAGAACAATTCTGTTATTCGAAATTTGTCTGCTGTGTCTACCAAGAGACATGACTCCAATTAGTTCATCTGAATAAAAAAGCCCAAAGAAAACTACGCCTAAATGGTTAGAACCTTGAATATGATGTGTAGCAATAAATTGTTTTCCAATCTCAGGTAGTATTTCTTTAACGACACATTTTCTTCCATGTATTTTTCGATCATGAACTTTGTTGTGTGAGTTGATAAAATTTTGGCATTGACTTTTTCTAAAATTCCATTCGTCCGAAAAGAAAATTAATCCTTCTGGCCAATCTTTATTATCATAATTTTTTGGATTTGCAATGTCCACAATTGTAATTTGCATCATAGTTAATGTCTCCTGTATATTTATGATACAGAAGTAATAAACCCATTGCAAGAGCAGAAATATATTTATTAGCAAAAAAGAAACCCGACCATTTCTGGTCGGGTTTCTTTTTTTTGTATGATCGTAACTTCTTGCTTGGCAAGGATTTCCGTTACACGATGAAATTAGCAATCGACATTCTTGCGTAGAACTTAGCACCTTCACGGAGCAATTTCTTGCCGTATCGGGTCAAAATACCCTTACGTGGACAGAAGCTCTCTGGATCGAGAACAACTGGAGTTTGAGTAAGTGGAACATAAGGCATGTAGAAATAGCCGCTATCCATGTAGGAATCGCCCTTGTAACCCATGAGGATTTGACCTTGTGGGAACAATGGATCTTTGTACAATCTCCATCTGTTGTTGATGGTTCCGACGTACTGGATGCCGAGGCTAGCGGTGAAACCTTCGGAAGGAGCGGGAGCGAAACCAGCGGTCGCTGTTTCGAACACGGAGGCAACTTCAGGAGAGGTAACAAGCCAGTTGCAACCACCACGGAGGGTCTTACGGTGAACAACGTTGGAAACTTCGACAACCTTAACATAAAGGCTTTCATATTTTTCCTTGATGGTATCGCCCAGAGCGGTGTTGAAATCCCACACAGCAACGGTACCTGCGTTGTTTCTCAAGTCACTGAGAACTTCACGGTCGATTTCCAAGTTGATTTCTTGTGCAAGAACTGCGGTAAGTTCAGCTTCAGCATCGAGGCTGTGCTGGCTACGAAGATCTTGTTGAGCTTCATATGACCAAGCTGCTTTGAGCTTACGAGTCTTAGCTGCGATTTCTTCTGATTCGATAACGAGATTTACTTCTGGCAAATCTTGGTTGCATTCCATGTTGTACTCATATGAGCAAACAACATTGTTAGCACCCGGATCGTTATTCCAAGTGAGGGTCATTTCGCCTGTTACGAGATCGAGGGTACCGCCAGTAGCCTTATTGGTTGGGGTTCCGATATCGGTGAAGGTGAAAGTGCCGTTTTCAGCAACAACGAAGGTTTGGACAGCGACAGCACCGTCATAGACAGTACCGGTCATAGTGCCAGCCAAAACTGGGGTGTGCTCAAGAGGAGCAAAAACCGAAGTGGTGTCTCCACCTGCGTCGGTGCTGCTGGTCTCGTTTTGAACGAATTGGTGTGTGTAATAGATGTCCAAGTTACCATCACCGCTTGCCAATTGTTGGAGCGATGTACGGTCATCACTTGGGAATCCGCTGTTTAGGTCTGCACCACGCATAGCACCCTTGTTTGAAGAGTAGCGGAAGCGGAGGTAGTAAACCAAACCGGTTGGACCCAACAAAGGCTGAACAGATACGATCTTGTTAGCGATCAATTGTGGGTAAATACGACGGACCAATGGAATAGCGATTCTCTTGAATTGAGAAATATCGCCAGTATCGGTCATGGTCTCATTCAAGAGACGTTGATTTTCGAGGAGAACAGCGGCAGTTGCTCTTTCGTAGCGATCAGTAATGCCATCAAGCATTGACTTGCCGTTACGAAGTGGCTTAGACCATCTGGTCTCGATCTCACGAGCTTCGTTGAGGAAACGTGCGTTCATTTATGTCCTCTTTTCCTTTAAAAATGAGTTCGATTAAGTTCTTAGGATTGTTCTAATCCAGAGAGAACCAGAAGATCAGCTAGAGGGTCATGACCTTCACGGAGGTCAGTCTCTTGTGCTGATTTGTTGTTAGTTGGAGCGGCATATTCACTGATGATTTGCTCGTTCACAACTCTTTGTCCACGCCCACTTGCATTCTCTCTCTTGCTTGCTCTATTCGTTCTTTCGACCTTAGTAGCTTCAGTGATGACATCATGGGCTTCACGTACTTGTTCGCTCAGTTTGTTGTTCTGAGTAGCAAGTCGGACGTTCTTAGCTTCAATGATTCTCATTTGGCCTCTTAAGGCTTCAATTTGTTTCGACATTTCTTCAATCTTGGAAGAAGACACTCCATTGACGGAATCGCCACCCATATAATCGCTCAACAGTTCAGCCATCTTTTCGATAGCAACACGTTGTTCTAGAATACGTGGATCGCTCAACACATCACGCTTAGCAGACTCGTACATATCTGACTCTTGCAGAGCCAAGAATTGATCTAATTTATCGACCATGAGACTTTTCATCTCTTGGAGTTTAGAGGTTGCTTCTTCATAAATCTCGACTTCGAGATTTTGATTGCGACCTTTTTCTTTTTGAAGCTCGTTATAAGCTTCTTCAAAGCCCTCTTCGAGGGCGTTTTCAAATTCTTCACGCTGTTCATCCAATCGAGTCATCAACGATTGAATGATTTCGTAAGCTTGTTGGTAGCCTGTTTCAGCAACAGCTTCATCCGTCTTACGCTCTTCAGCGATTTGCTCGTAAGCCTCTTCCAGTTTGTTCTGGTATTCAGCTTCAAGAGCAGAGACGTTTTCAGCCATCATCTCTTCGACAGCCTTGGCAACCTCATTTACGTGCTCAGCAGGAAGTACTTTCTTCAATGCTTCTATGATTTTGTCCATTAGCCTAACCTCGACTTAAATTTCTCTGTTTGAGATTTCACAAAGCCGCCTAGAAAAGCGATCAATAATTCTTTGTTCACGTTATCTATGCCAACGCTTTCATTTTTAGCAGCAGATTTATTAGAATTCTGTTGTTTATTATGAACATATTGTTTAGTCGCTTGAACATTGAAGCTTTCATCTTTAGAGACGACTTTTTCTTGGAACGCAGCAAAAGTGCTAGGATCGGCAACAGCGTCGAAGGTAATGAGCTTATAGCTTTCACCAATGACAAGGATGCCATCTTCGTTCACCTTTCCGTTTCCTACTCCTCTTGAACTAATTCCAACTTTCACACCACCATCTATAAGACTCTTAAGAAT